CAGTGTTTCCTGATGTCAAATCATTAAATCCTTCAACCAATATTTGATTGATTCCACGTTTTGTGGGTGATAAGATATTGAATATCTCTGAGCCCATCGTGAAAGTTTGATATGTAACACATTGAGAATTACACTCTAGGGTGGTTTGACGAGCAAGAGAACATCCATTAGCATCTTGTACAATCAAACTGTAGGTCCCCCCCGTTAAACCTGTTACGTTAATACTCTGTGGGTTTCCACTGATATTATCACTCCAAGTGAAATTAAAGGGCGCAGTGCCTTGGGAAATAAACGCGGTTATTGTACCCTCACTTCCCGAACCACAAGATGTCGAATACAGAGCGAACTCAACAGGGGGAGTCGATGTCATCGTAAATGGTGTGGATAGAGTACAACCTGAAGCATCTGTTACTGATAGTAGGTGTTGTCCCACACTTACGTTTGTAAAAGTAACGGCAGACAAAAATGTATCTACGATGTTGTTTGTTCCATCTATAGAGTAGGTGACAGGAAGTGTTGCCCCCGATGAGATTTCTACAGACAACGCTCCTTGAGGAACCCCACAAGTTGAACCCGTAATTGAAAGTGTTGTTGTGAACTTTTCTTCAGCAATTAGGGTAACTTGAGTTGAATATGCACAACCCGTTGTGTCTACAACAAATACAGAGTAGGTTCCTGTAGTTAAATTAGGGAAGACTTCCGTGGTTTGGTTGCTTGTTACAACATCGCTGTTTCCGTTGGGGTCAATAATAGTGTAGGTGTAGGGTGCAATTCCTCCTGTTACTTGGACTGTGATTGTTCCGTCGTTTGAGGAACAAAAAGAGTTTGTTGTTGAGGTGTTTACCGAAGAAATTCCACCAGGACTTGTAATCGAAGTTGTTGCATTGAAACTACACAATGCAGCGTCGGTTACTTGGAAAGTATAGTTACCACTACTCAAACCTGTTAAAGTGAGAGTTGTCGAATAAGAAATTTCTACATATCCTGTACTTGCCGAGTAATAATAAGGCGCAGTTCCTCCTGTCACAATGATGGTAACACTACCATCTGCGTCGAAACAAGTGGGAGGCACTGATGTGAAAGCTCCGAGTCCTACAGACGGAACTTCTGTTACGTTGGCATTTTGGGTAAGTTGACAACCATACGCATCGGTAACCTGTACAGAATAAACTCCTTGAGTTAGCCCTGTTATACTACTTGTGGTTTCACCGTTACTCCATTGATATAAGAATGGTGACTGACCCGTGATTCCTGTAACATAAATTCTGCCCAATGGAGTTGTATCACAAGACGCGTCAGGAACTACATATAACCCATAAGACAGAGGTGTAGATTGTTGAACAATAAAATTTTGACTCGTCCCTGTAGCTCCTCCACCATCGAAAGCGTAAAGGTAATAGGTGTCCGCCGATAGATTGTTGAACTCTACCGTACCTGTATTGGTAACAGCTGAGGTAATGTAGGTATCTGAGCCATTATAGAGATAATAGTTGGTTGTTGCAAATACGGATGAAGACGTTCCTGTAACAGAACCATTGTCAAGTCCACAAGTTGTGGGATTGACATTAAGGACAGAGACACAGAGACAATCCGAAACAATTACGTTGATGAAAAATTCTGCGTTTACTGGAAGTGCAGAGTCGTTAGCCCTTACAAAGTAAGTTCCCGCAGGTAAGTTATCTTTGAAATTACCAACACCAAGTTCAGGGTTATACCAGTCAAAAGTATAAGGGGGAACACCACCCGTTGCATCAATCAAAACAGCACCAAGACCCGTGGCACAAGCACCCGTCACATTCAAGGTGTAATCAAACACAAGCCCGTTACCAAACGGAACGGGTGTGGGTGTTGTAGTTGGTGTTGGAGTGGGTGTAGGTGTTGCCATCTTATGCGGTGATTAGTTCTTCACCCAATTGAACCTGAACAACCTCAGGACAAGTTAGTGTTATGTTTATACCAACGTTAAGTGAAACGGTCTGAAGAGAATTCTCAGTAACACAGTTTAAATTGGTGATGGTAAGAAGATTACCGTTCAAAGTATAAGTGTAACCGTATTGATATAAATTGTTTAAATTATCAATTAGGGTTTGTCTCCATAAAAAGGCTGACGGCACATCATTAATTCCATACCCTTGGTAAAAGAACACATTGATGATTGTTTGATTACCAATAGTCAAATTCAAATACCATTCGGAAGAAATTGAATTTGGATTATAAAGAGATTGGTTAGAACCGACAGATACCAAGTAATTATTAACCCTGTTTGTTAGAATCGATTGAAAATCCGAAACAGATGTGTTTCCATTCAACCAAGGATAAATAAAGAAGTCAACATACTCAGTGTTACAATCATAGTCAAATACATTCGAAATGATGAAACAAGGTTGTGCTTCAACAGGAATAAGTTGACAACCTCTTTGTCTTCTGTAAACAAACTTTTGTTTGTGGAAGATAGAGTTCTCCAATCTTGTGCCCGCATTCCAAATTGTTGTCGCGGCAACCATCTGTTCAATCAACTTGGGCCAGTAGGGTCCCATGGCATCCACATACTCGATGAGTTTTTGGTAGGTGTATTTGTTGTTTGGTAATCCAACAGTCTGTTCAGATTGAATATACTTCCAAAATATCGACTGAAGGGTTGGGTATCCCCCCGTTTTACCGTCGGTGATGTACATACGGTTACGGGTGTTAATCATATTTTGCCAGAAGGTTTGGTAGAACTCAAAGAATGTTTTCTTCTGTGGCTCAGGGTCAATGAATGTATCATCAATCCCACCTGGTGAAGGGAAGTTCGCAGTGAACCCTGATTCGGGAATCGGATAGTTGTAAATCCTTGACTGATTCCAAACATCGTAGGCCAATCCCTGACCTACGTTCATAAACAGGTCAATGTTCTTTACGTTTAGGACTAACTTTTCATCGTCGGTAAAATAGTACGCCTCGTATCCTTGTTCGGTATCAACTCTCAATCTATTGTCAGATTCTAACCAAGACTTCTTATTGTCAGGTACTCGTCTTAACTTAAACGAGTCACTCATATAAGGGAACTGAGCAAATCTTTGGAGGTAGATACCACCGTATGTAAATGGTTCGAGTTGTGTCTGAACGTCAAAGTTCTGTCCTGTAAAGACATCTCCCGTTACCGTAACTTCATTCGGACTTCTGTGGTCGGGGGTAGATTCATACCAACCCGCACCTTCTTGGAAAAACACACCGTTACTTCCCGTAGGACTCGGTGCTTGTGGCCATCCAAACTGGTCAACAGGATAATCATTTCTCCTGATGTTTACAGTTTGGAATGTCGTAGAAGTAGTGTAGGCAGTGAAAATTTGACCTCTGATAGAAAAAGTATTTCCTGGTGATAATGCTGGTTGTTCATTGACGTAAGTACCACCTGATAGTTGAGCAAACTGAGAATTAAAATTATCCATATTAATTCTTTGGTCCGCCAAGTAGATGTATTCATTGAAATCAATCAATGCGTCGGGAGCACCGATAAGTCTGAGTAAAAATTCAATCGAACGTCTTGTACCTTTAGACTTGAAAAGGTATGCCGAATTGAGAATCAAATTCCTGTAGAACTGGTAATTCAATTCTGTAGGAGTTTGTGCTCTCGAGTATCCTGGGTATTCGATTTGACTTGTATTACCAAAAACACTTTCCAAGAAATCCTCGTTTGTGATGGGAGAAAAATTGTTACTCCACCCAAGGGTCTGTGAAAGATTAAATAAAAGTTGGGATGGAATGTCGTTTTGTGGTACATAATGAACTGAGTTCATATGTGCCAAGGCATCGATGTATTGTTTGATTTGGTCGAAACTTCTTCCGTAAATCTGAAGTATCTTCTCAACCTTTTGTCCTAAAGTGTCAAATTCCTTAATGGATGCCGTGACCAAAAATCTTGAAATAAGATTTGTCTTGTAGGTGTCAAGGTCCTCAGCAACGTCCGCCAATCTGGTTAGGTAATCATCGAATCTGAATGAGGTGATATCCAAGTTCCAACTTCCGTCTTTTGGGAAAGTCACCTGAACATAAGAGGTGTAGAATTGTCCTGATTGATTTTGTGCGGGAACTTGGAAATTGGCCGTATACTCAGGACGAATAAGTCGATTCATCAAGAATTGCTCAACCTCGTCAAAGTTTTCTTGGAATACTTTGTCCACAATGTAATTGCTCGGACGAATCAAGAAGTCTGTGGTTGACGAAGTCGTACTCGAACCAAATGGTGAACCTGAAACAACAAAGGTAAGATTTCCCGATGACTGAGATACCGACGGAACAAAATCAACGATAGGGTATGTTCTTCCCGAGTAATCCAAAACGTAGTTAAGGAAACTTCTTGTTAGGTTACGGTACTCTGATGTCACCATCTCCCTTACCATCATGTTGGTTGTAGCACTCTGAGAGAACTCAATCATAAATGGATTGTACGAACTTCCAACAGGAACCACAAAACTAGTTTCATCTTCTACAGGGTCGTAAGAGATATTGGTCGCAGTTTGTCCTGTAGTGAAATCGGGCATTACCCTACGAACATCAACCGCCGCAGGGAAAAAATTAATAATATGAGTAACAGAAACTTGAAGTCTCTTAGCTAACGAACCATATAAAGAAAAGTTAAGAACTTGAGAGACATCATAATTTGGATATACTCTAAACTGAGTTTGAATAATCCTTCTACTTTCCTCCAAGGAATTGACATCCAAATCCTCCAAGGAAATCGGATTGGAGAATGTCCCGATGGAAAAAGTTCTATTGACCTTCTCTGTTACAGAGGTGGTAAAGTCAAATACTGACGACGTAAGTCCTCCCCCCTCGACAAGTTGGAATCCAACTATGTCGTCGAAGGTTCCCACCCCGTTACCCGGTGCTGGTGGATAAAAGAACTTAGTTGAATTAACCGCCATTAACTAACTATTGTTGTGAAGTTTTTAGTAAAATCAATGTTTGCACCTCTATCTTGACGTACCTCGTAAAGAAGAGCGTTAAACTGGTCACGAATCTCAAACAGGTTGTATTGTTTGTAAATGTTATTTTCACTATCGTAGATGGTGTAAATTCCATCATCAATACTCTTGGTCTGATTTCCGTAAAGGGCAATAGCAAGAGACGATACATCGTACTCAACCATATCAATCTCAATTGTTACGGGATTGAAGTAGGTGTTAGTAATAATGATGTTTTGACCTGGCTGACCGATGTAAGGTGTTGCGTTAGGCTTGTTAGTTGGTGATGATGAAGGTGAAACTGTACAGAACATCAAATTCGTCACCCCGTCAACATAACGGTATCTGATTGCTTTTTGAGTGGTGTTGACTTGGTTTACAACAACCGGCTCACAATAGAAGTTTGAAGTTATAATTCTAAAGAAGTTTGGAATCTTAGAACCATCCGAGTTCAAGTACTCAACTCTAAACCCAATAAGACCTTGTGGGGTAAACTTATTTCTGAATTGACTTGGCACATTGGTGAGGTCAATGATAATCCCTTTCACATTCGGTAGGGCAGACAACACACCACAATCGGTAATTGATGTTCTAATCTGTGCAGGACGTAACATCATCGTATAGATACCCACCTGATTGAATACGTCAGCAGGGAGTGTTAGGTTATAAAGTCCACCAAGTACCTCAACGTTGGCGTTACCTCCAGTATTGGCATTATTGAAATAAGGTCTCAATACTGATGGAGCATCCAAAGTGGTTAAGACAAAATCTTCCGTCTCATCCCTTGATGGAGTGTAATTTAAGATTATCTCCACATCTTCGGGAGATACATCTGAGGGTCTTATTGTACCATAGGTGCCGATTGCCATCCTTGAAGTTTCTTATTTTTATAAATAGTTTATCACTTATTTTCTATGGTGAAATATCCATAACCATAGTTTATCAATCCTGAAAGGGTAGAGACCTCTCCCAATCTTTGAACTTGTTGATACGCAGTATTCTTTCCCCTTTGGACAAAAACACTGGTTACCACTTGTGGTTGGTCCTGAATCTTCAAAAGAAGTTCATCTTTTGTAATCGGAACCGCAGTCAACATATCACTTGTAAAACCACTACTGTTTTCGAAGTAGATACTTGTACCATCAGAATAATCGTAGTAATCCACATCTTGTATGGTGTAGGCGGTAAACACAGGATTCATATCCGTGATAACCCCCAAAGGTTGGCTTCCTTGGAATACAGGGACACCCACTTGGTATTGAACAGGTCCATACAAAGACAACTCACTCACCCTTGATGTTGTTAATCCTGACACCACAAACGGAACTTGAGTGTACCCTGAAGATACCTCACTCTCCACAGTGTTTACTGCATCCCCCGAGAAGATGTAATCGTAACTCACAGGAGTATTTGCCCAACTACCACCCAAAGGAGTGAAGAACGCCCTCCCCAACGGGTTGTAAATAACCGCATTGGTAAATGGAACTTGTACAATCTTCGATACCGTATTGACACCAAAAGGTGTTGTCTGTTTCATACTAATGGTGTACCCTGAAGGTGTTGTTGGGTAGTTGTGAGACAAGGTATCACCAGTGAAAATCTCATCAGGAGTATTGTCCCCCCAGTTAATAGTGTACGCCGCCAGTCCCAGGTAAGTGGCCGCTTTATCCGAAGAATTAAAAACGGTATAAACGTAAGGAGAAGATGTCGACGAAGTGAAGATAAAGTTTGTCACCACATCTTTCTGCTCGGCAGCTCCGTCAAAGGGAGAATAATATCCCAAATCAATGGTTGTCTCGGTGAGCATTATACAAACACTCAACCCAGTCATAATTGAACTTCCGTTGGTTCCCCCACTTAAAATCTGAGACATACCTGAGTACACCCCAATTGTCTCACCACTGACATTAACATAAGATAAGTCCGAGGTAATATTTGCGGGCCCAACAACAAAACGATAATCAGCCATTTGGTCCTACATATTCATACCATTTTATGGGAGTTGTTGTACCTACTCTATCAAAGGTTATCGTGTCAAACACCACATACTTTTTTGTTGGGTAATCAAACTTATACAAATAGTAAAAGTTAAAGGTGTTATTCACGGCAAAAGAGTTCAAGTTCTGTAAACTCTGAGGTCTGTTAACCATCCTTACAAATTGACCTGTCTTGGCATTGTAAAACTTACACGACACGTAAAACTGGTCCACATCAATATATTCCCTCGACTTTAACCAATACAAGAAAAATCCGTCAGTGTCACCAACAAAGTCCAAAGAGAAAGCCGGTTTGTTAATCAAAACATCTTGTCCTTGCATTACCACAGGAGTTTGTTCCCCTTGAGTGGTTGGGATGATGACAGTAAGATAGTTGGTCTGACCCACCTGACTTGGAGAATCATAAAAGTCCAACTTAAAAAAACTCCGACTGAAATTAGGGGTGAAGTAATAAACCTCGTTATAGGTAAATCCTTCTGCCGTGTAATCTGTTATCCAATTCTGAGTTGAACCTGTTCCCGAGATTGTACCACCACTGAAGAAATTAAACTCATAATTGATGTTTGTTCTTATAGTGGGGGTTGGTTGGATTACATTAGTAGTGGGGGGAATGAAAGTGTAACCTGAGTGACTGAATCTTGCGGTTTCAAAGTCCACTCCCAAACCAGCAACATCTTGGTTGATTTGGTCCTCGAGTTTAGTAATTTCACTTTCAATGTCCAAAATCTCCCAGTCGAGCATCACAGGAACTTGAAGAACTTTGTCTTCATTTGTTACCCCCAATTTGATTTGAAACTTATTCACAGTCGTCAATTAATGGTTGTACAGCAATGTCAAATCCACTCAACACATTTTGATAATTACTTCCTTCAGGAATTAATCTAAAAATTTGGTCAGAGAACGGATAGTGTGCTCGGTTTAGGAATGGGTAGTTGACACCTCTGTCGAGTTCGTCGTACTCCCCATATAAATAAGGCTCCCTCCATCTGAAGGTTTGGTCTTGTGAAGAATAGAACGCCCAATTGGGAATGTTATCCACAAGTTGACCCGGTGCGGTTTCAATGTAATCTGAGAAAACTCTCAACACCATAGGGTTATGAGGTAGATAATAATATCCTTGTGAGTTATTGGTGGGGGTTGCTTCTGTGGTAAAGATATCTTGATTGAAATTAATCTTTTGTACGTATCTTGAAACAACTAACTCAGCTTGGTTGTAATCATTCCATTCACAAAAGTCACCATCAATTAAATCCCCCACGTTCAAAACTCTATTGTAGTAAAAAGTTTCTGTTGTTCCGTTTGTTAAGGTGTAAGAATCTACAGGTATATTTGTGTAACAATCACTATTGGTATCTTCCCACCAACTATCAGAAACGTTAGTTAGGTTAAATACCCAACCTTGTCTTAAACCAAATCCATTATTAGGTTTGTTGAAGTAACCACTATATCCTTTATTGACAATCGACAGGAATATTTCACCTACAGGTCTGTTCTGATTGTCGGTGATGGCACTTAATACAACATCTTGTGCCATGGTTGCCGTGTAGGTCAATGAACTTGTCTTACGAGAGATTCGAGTTATATCATTTGGAGTGATGGAACTGTATTCCAATTTTCTCTCATTTGAGAATGAATTGAGTTCGAAACCTGATTTGGTTACGATAATATCATTCTCATTCAACAAAACTCGGTTTTGTCTAACATAATATTTTGAGCGAGTTTCCGTTAGATTGTTCGGGTCAACAACCCTTTTGAAAGTTCCCGTTCTACCATTGACAAATGTGGTACCAGTATAACCCACATTCAATATGTTGAATATGTAATTGGAACTATCGTAATTGGAATTACCAAAAGAGAAAACCTCAAAAACGGTTTGTTGGTCGTAGTCAAATGACAATTCAACGTAATTACCCTCAATTAAGTTGTGGGGCATAAAACACTGAAACGATATTATATTCGCTCCACCCTGAGTTGATGCCGAAACTATAAAAGGAATACCATCCCCCGATAACCAATTCACCGTGGTGTTTTCGTAGGTTGCCTCCATAGGTTTGGTGTAATCATTCTGAGCAGGATAAGTCACATAGTAAGTCCAATTGTAGGTGTATGCACTTTCAGCCTTGTAATCAAAATGTCCATCCTGAACATCAGGACGGAATAAATCAAATTCATAAAATTGAGGAAACCCTTTCCACACCCCACTAAGTTTGGATTGAGTAGGTTCAACATAATACAAATTATTTTTGAATGGATTGTATCCTGTTGTTCCTGTCAAAGTATTGTTGTAGAGATATTGAATTTTGAAGGTAGGTCTAAACCTTGAACTGGCCTGTCTTTCATCCTGATATAACTGAGGTAGAGAAATTGCAGTATTTCTAACATACTGAGTCAACTCTTTCTGAGTTTGATTCAGGTCGATGGTTACCTTTTGGTCAACAATCGGTGCAGATTTAAACTGTAACTGAGATGGAATGATAACAAAATTATTCATCTGCCAAATATTTTGATTTAAATCTGTCAAGTGCCGTTGCACCGTTTATAAGTCCGAAGTAGAAATGGTTAGGAGCGCCCACCGCGAAAACACTTGGATAATTTCCCGCAGTTGCTGAGTTATTACCGTTAGAATCTACGTTGAAAATGTAACCTCTTGCGTAAACATCATTGAGTTGAGAGTTTGACCCCAAAAAGTAAGAAGGTTGTGAAGGGTCAGTTCTATCCAAGGACTGATAGTTCTTACTGAAAATGTCACTATTATCTGTCGCCCAGTCGTTACTTTGAGTTCCAAATATCCCCACTTGATTTCCTAATCCAATTGTAGTACCCAATTCACCAATCCATCTTGCCACATCATCTCTCTCCCATCTGTAGAATGGAACTCTCTGTGATTTAAGGTTGTAGTAGTAGGGGAATGCGTTGGAGTTTGGTGTGGGTCTGAAATTGATTCTTCCCGGTGATAAGTAATCTTTGTATTGTAAATCTTCAGTAGTGGAAGAATAAAAAATACCCATCACAGAAAAACCATTAGGATTTCTCGCAATGTAAATTGGGTTGTTTGGTGAGTTGGGGTCCTCTTGATAATTCTGTGCTGTGAACTTCTGTACCCCGAATTCTGAGTTGATTGACAATGCTTGAGTTATATCACCGTCTAAACGTAATACAGGTCTCGAGAACAATGAATTTATCGCCAAGTTTGTTCCAACAACACCAGGAAAAGCACTGGTGATATATCTTAAGAAAAATGAATTGGTTATTCTTGAGATTACAAAAAGATTTAACAGGTCACTAGTGTCACCATAACTGGTCGGATTCAACACATTCATAACAAATCCATCGTCCGAAGGGTTAAGAGTTATCTCTTTGAAGATTTCTGTCTTTGGACCCAAATTCATAATAGTTTTCGGTGACTGCAAACTATAGTCGTTCAATGAACCTGTAAGAGCACTATTCAGTTTTCCAATAAAGGAATCTGAAGTTGGACTATAAGGACTACTTCTGTAGTAGTAGTTATTACTATCATCGTTATAATAAACCAAGTCCTTACAAAATACTCTATTGGTTACTTGATTGTTTGACCCATACAAAGTTCTCACTTGGAACGGGTAGGTATAGAGTGTACCATTAACCCAGTTGTTTGTGAAGGTTTGTGATAACACTCCCTGACACAAGGCATAAAAGAAACGGTATCTTAAACCCCATTCATTGAAGGAAATTAAATCTCCAGGAAGTCCGATAAGTAACCTTCTAGCAAAAACAAAACAACCTTGTTCAACTCTATCTTCTTGAGCACAATTCGAATCTACAATTAAAGTGTTACCTGAATTAGAATAACAATCCAAACTAACCATATTGGTACAAGAGAACGTATCGGCAACATTCAATGCGTCAGGTAAATCTTCAATATCATTACCAACAATGGTTGCACCCGCACCATAAGAAGTAGTTACGATATTCTCTCCCGCAGTCTCCAAAATATACATATTGAATCCTCTATTCATTTGAAGAACGGGTACTATCGAATTCCATTCGGGACCATCCAAGAAGTCCGAGGAAGGTAATCTATCAGTTCTTAGTACATTTCTTGTTTTATTAGACAAATTCATCTGAGTCGTAGTACCCGTAACTGTAGGTAGAAGAGAGAACGAAAAATAAACACTTTCAGAGTTGATGGGAGAATCTTTACTCTCAATCAAATAAAAATCAGCGCCAGATAAATCTTCAGCGGCATCATATTTTCCCGGATTTGGTTGTGCAGAAAAAGCATCGTTTACACTCTCATTCTTACTTGTCACCATCTCCACAGAACTTATCGTGGGAGTATTCAAATAATTTGATACAAATCCGAAAGTACCACCAGCATTCGGATATATTGAATAATTTCTATTACCATCTATTGAACTGTAGTATCCAACATTCGGTGTAGTAAATGCGGTGTAGGTATTACCCCCCTCAAAAAAGTAAGACGGATAAAATATATTATTTTGACTTGTATGTTGTTGTACCGATATATTATTGGAAGGTAGACTCTGTATTGGTATATTCAGTCTTGTATTTGCTGTAAAAGTGAATGAATCCTCACTTGGAAGACCCAAAATTTTACCAATTCCGTATCTGTTCACATATTGAGGAGAATAAGGGTCAACACCACGTTGAAGAATTAATATGTATTGATTATCAAAATCATTGAAAAATTCACGTGTTTTTACATTCAGGGGGGTCTGTTGAGCCCATCCTCCAAAGTCCAAGTTCTTCTGAGACCATTTTATTTGTGTTGAAGAATCTAACACTTTTAACAAACCATTGAATAGATTAGGATTGTTACAAGGACCTGTTGGTGAAACCGTTCCAACCCCCTGTATAATCTGAGGAACTGTAGAAGCACAAATGTTACTGAATCCCTGAATATAACCATTCCCTTGGTCAAATGGCGTTGTAAGGGTAAATTGTTGGTTGTTCCCTGAGCAATCTACATATGTAACAGTAACTGATTCAGGAGTACCAGGAGCCGGTACATCAGTCTCAATCAAATAGTTGTTACAAACTCCTTGACTCCCACTTCCTGACGCTATCGCAAATGCGTCGGCAACAGTAATCGCGGTCAACACTTGGTAATATTCCAAGTCCGCGGGGAATCTATAATTATCTATGGTTGAACCACTATTCAAAAAGTAAGTCTTGGAAGAATTACTTGTTTGAGATGTCGCATAATTTACGGTTACCTGTCCGGGTCCTGATTGTAAAGTTGTCCCCGTAATTCCATTAAAATTAGTGTTTCCTGTAAATAAAAAGTTAACGTCTTTCGTGTTTTCAATCCCAACAAAAGTCAATAAGGTTCCAGATGGAAGTGCCGACTGTGTTAATAACGACAAAGTATTATCAAAGTGTTTAGTTGTGGTGTTCGAAGGATAATCGAAACTCACACTAATTTTGTTCTCACCGTCAAAATATTTTTTACGTGTGTTAAAAATATTAATCCTTTGAGCCATTGGTATATTTGTCGATATCGCAAAAACTTTTTTGGGAATATTCAAATTGTTTCTTGTATCCGGAAGTCGCTGTGTTTGAGACTGAGTAGACCTGTTCTGTAAAAATTTATCTTCAGGTCCGGTACGTGTTCCAATCGCTTCTGAAAATATTAAAGAGAGTACAGATACGTTAGCATCACTTGGTTCACCATCGTCCCCAATCTTCTGAGCCGGTAAACCATTAAAATCTGAGAATGATTCAAAATATAAACCGCTCGTTGTTAAGGGTGATAACAGAGATGTTGGTAGTGCATCCCCTTCGGCATCAGCACCCGAAGTGTTACAGTCACAATTCCTACACTCGGGATAAGTAATCATAGGAAGTCGGAGTGGTTTAAACTTGATAAAACTTACAAATTGTTGTAAGACTAAAGACAACCTTGTACCCCCAGCTAATATACCAGCACCAGCAATAATTAAAGGAATACCCGCACCACCAAAGATAGCCCCAATAGTTCCAATTACAATTAATGCATATCCAACAACATTTTGAAGACGGATAAATAAGTTGATAATCGGAATTATTACATTATTGATTAAGAAACCCACTAAGTGATATACAAATAAAACCACAGGGAAAATTAGTTGAATAAACTGCATTAAAATGGCAAAAAGGAAAAAGGATATGCTGAAGTTTTTTACCCCATCATTTACCGGAAATTTGTTCACTGTTGTACTACAATCATTATCCCCGATTTCCTTAACACCTAAAAATCTTCCACGGTTGAACCCTCTCTTATATTGGTCCAAAAGTCCTGCGGGAGTATAAACTTTGTTATACTCCATCTCATAAAAAGTATCCTCACAGTTGATTGCCGCTTGGAGTTTTTTATTTATTACTGTGACATCTTCTGCATCAGTGTATCCACTCCAATCCAAACCAAAATAATATGAACTCGCTAACTCCCGACTTGTACTCAACGAGTTTGAATAGTTTGGGTCAATGACAGGAGTTCTCCAACCCCACTCCCTAACGTTAGGTAAAAGGTGATAACCTCTTTTTATTGGGTCAGTATCTGTCGGTGATTGTTGCCATTTAACTTTGAATCTATACTTTCCCTTTGTCGGAATTCCAACCCTCGGGTCTCTCGAAAAAATTCTCTGACCATCCTCACTTGTAGTAACGTAGTCTAAGTTCATCGGAACTTCCACTAACCAAGTTCCATTTTCATCGATTACATTACCCGAGTTTTCTAATCGGTATTCCTCGAGTGATGGTCTACCTTGCGAATCTTGAACAATGGTTTGTCTAATTGCTAAAATTTGGCCAGGACCCGAGGTCAAATCACAAAGATTACCCATGTTGTCTTTGGGTTTACAACCTGCGGTTAATAATGAAGGGGGGTCGTCCCCAAATCCCAAAGGTGCCGCGATTTTGAATTCATCGGTTGTGGAAAAAAGTGAACCAAGAAATACTGCCGTGGGTTGTATATCCACATTTGCATCATCTCTTAAGTCAAAGTCGATTCGGCTTATTGAGGACTGACATATTGCAGGTTCACCCCAAAAGGGTGCAACCTCGAAGGTCTTTTCAATGTGAATGATTTGTGGTAACGTATCCAAATCCGTTGAAGTTCTAAATTCACTTCCGGCAACCTGAGATTCGGTTGCCAAACCAATTCTAATTAAGTCCTGAGGTGTTAAAGAAAATTCTCCAATGTCACTTAAGTCCAAGTCCATGACTATGGTCTGTTGACCCACGGGGACCCCCAAAATCATAAAGTCCCCACTCTCGTTGGTTTGTACAGTAAACTTGTAATACTTGTCATAGATATCAACAACCACAGGGTCTTCCAATACATCGTTTCTTGATGGGAAAGTTCCAGTCGCAGCATGGGTTGAATACGACTTTACGTAAGGTAATAAATTAAATCTGTACCCATCAACATTTTTATCGTTGGGTTGGGTGTAGGGATAAAGTTCTACAATTCGGTCATTTAAGGAGTCTACCTCATTAATTGGAACAAAAATCGATACTTTAGCATTGGGTATTCCGAAACCCCCATTTGCAACAACTCGTCCGACTACCACACCAAAGTCCGCACAATCTCTTGGGTAAACATCGTTTTGGACGATTTGAAGAGACAGAATTTCTAAGAATTCAAAGTCTTGGTCTAATTGGAAAGATAAGTTTCTATCAACTCCAATTTGTGTTTGTAATCTTAGTGACTGTCCCATTCAAGGTTTTAATGATAAATATTTATGGTGTTTTTTTTTGAAAAACACAGTTTTACTTAAACAAAATATACCTTGAATGAAAATTAAATAAAGGTGTTAAGAGAAAGAAACGTTTTGAAGGTTCTTGACTCTAACAACAACATCTTTCTGAGGATATCTGACTTGGTAGATTTGATTCGGCTCAGCGAAAATTGTATCATCCACAGGACGAATAATTTTTAATTCAGGGTCTGAGTACGGCATCGACGTTTCAGCGCCAGAGTATTGTCCTCCCACTTTATTTGATATAATTACATCCGAAACTGTAATCACTCCAGTGGTGTTTTGGATTATACTTCTCAACTGTGATAGGTATACATTTTGTCCTAACTCTCTGAGTAAGGGGTCAAAGTAGTCTGAAACTCTATTAACCACCTCAGATATAATCTGACCTGAGTTTTGTGTGGCGTCGAGAACTACAGAGATGTCTACACCCAAATCGATTACGTTGGCAGTTGTAATTTGAATGTAGTCATTTATCATTCTATAGTTTGATAAATAATTCGCCACGTTTTGTTTTAAGGTGTTGGATACAATGTTTGTCAACTTTCCTGAGGTGTCGTAGGACAAAAGATTAATCAATATCTTATTGTTGTTTTCCGTGATAGATACTTTAGCAGGGGCACCAAATTGACTTGGCATATTTCTCAAAAGAGATTCATAGTCATTAACCGTTACAGCTCTTTTTTGTGCTGAGAAATTGAAACTAACGTAATTTCTAACTTCCTCCGTTGTAGGTACGTTCGAACCTCCGATTGCGGCTGTTGGGTTGTTACACCTTAAAGAGTTGATTACAGAACTGTTAATAGTTGCTGAAGGTCCATTAACAAAGAATGAGACCGTACCAATCTGATTGATAACATTTGTTCCAATGTTTGTGGCCAATCCTCCTCCGATTCTATACTGAACAAACAAGGTTGAGTTGGGAGTTAACGTTGAACCTAACGAGAAATTATTATTTAAAGATTGAATGTTTACAGGTACCCCGAGGTTGGTAAACGCATTCAATTGGTCCTGAGCGGATGTTGTTCCACCTCCGAAAGTTACTTTCAAAAAACCTTCAGGGGTATACTCGGTAATAAATCTATCATTTGTTTGAATGTACCTTCCAACCTTTAAACCTGGCTGGTCAGATACTTTTGTAGGGTCTTCAATGAAAACTCTATCCTCGGCCAAAGCATCCACCTCAAACCATCTGTTGGTTAATCCCAAAAACTCCGAGGCTGTAGGTACATTTGTGTAGTTGGTTCCTGATTTGAGTAGAACACTTGTAATCCCTAATACATTCTTTTCAGGTAAGAAAAGTTCGAAGAATGGTCTTACGTCACTAGCATTAACAACTCTTTTGAAAACTTTCGTAATACCATTTACCACAAGTTCTCTCTTGGTAATTGTATAATTAATTAAGTTACCATTGGCGTCAAAGTTAGGTATCTTAGTTCTGTTGGGAAATCCTGAACTATTGTAGGGGGAAGCAAAATCAACATCGTTTTGATTTTCAAACGCAATTCCCGCTCCAAAAACTTGTGAACCTCTAGTAAGAATTCCCAAGTATCTTTCATCTTCTTTGTCCCCAAACGCAGGAACCGTGATTGAATAATCCACAAGAGCAACTGAGGGTCTTTGTCCTGGGATTTTTAAACCATACGTTCTGGCAATATTATAGATTGAAGACCTTTGTTGTGCAAACTGAAGTACCGTTTCTTGAATACTTCTATCAATATTATAGTGTAGATTATCCGCAACCGCTGCGTTCAAATCTAAAAATACTGAAAATACAGAAGCATCATTAAAGTCCTGAATCAATTCAGGATAGTAGGTTCTTACATAATTTTGTAATTCAACCCTGATACTATCGTAATCTCTGGCGGTGTAGGATATTCTGTTGTTAGCCATATAATGTTAAATATTCAAGATAATAAAATCACTTTGTGCAAACGTATTATTATCAACCGCGTAGTCAATTCTAACCTTTGCTGTGTATTCTGAGGTTCCTTTACCAGGAACTTTGAAAATATTATCTCGGTTCTGACCCGGTAGTGGTTCTCCCTTAGCCAAGGGAACTTCTTCTGAGGGGTCTGCTGGTTCTATCGTGATGTTATTGATTAATAAATTCGGCATAAATTGTTGAACGGAGTCCCTTATATCCGATTCTATTGCGTCAAATGTTAATCCATCAAATGGCTCAAAAAGAAATTCATATAATCTCGTTCCAAAGGTTGGTAGATAATATCTTGAACCTTTTCTTGTTAATAACAAATGGATTAAATCACTACGTATTTGTGCGAACTGGGTTTCAGTCAAGAGTAAAAAGTCCCCTTTAGGTGAATCCTCAAAAGGGAATGCTAAACCATATGTTGTACCTTCAGCCATTTCACATAAATATAAGTTTGATTTATTTTTAAGAAATGAAAAAACCCGTCAAATCATTTGACGGGCTTTTCATTCATTAAGTATCAAAAGATTGCCTTATGCCTCACAACTCACGCAATGGAGGTCGTTTAGATTCAACTTCTTCCTCGCGAATGCTTGTGCCGAGTTCATTGAGTGCTGATAATAAAGAGTTTTAACTCCCAATTGCCATGCGTCAATCAATAACTTGTTAACATCCTTAGTGGGCATTTCAGGTGAAATCATTAAGTTCAAGGATT